TTAATGTGAATGATATTTCTGATCTAGCTTGTGCGCCAACAGGTGCTACAGTACACAAACAACGTGCTTGACTTCGCGGGTGTAATGTCTCTATCATAGGGGCATTATACCCCATAACTACACCAACAACCAACAGAGGTGACTTATGTACGCTACAGATAACAAAAAGATTGCTAGGTTTGCACTTAAAAACCCTGACAATCTAGTGCGAATGGCTACGTTTGTATTGACTACAATACAGGCAAGCCTACACTCAACCCATAATCAGATGCTAGACATTGACGTGAATGGTGCGTCTAGCAAATATCTGTGGGGCAATAAACGTGATGGCTATCTATATCTACACGAACACAAAGAGGTGCTGTTTGCGGCTATGAAAGCGGCTGTCAAAGCGGATGATGTAGTAGGTGCGATAGACGTATTGACTAACGTACCTAATCTAGGTATTGTCAAGGCGGCATTCGTGGCACAAATGTTAGGATTCAACGTGGCTTGCATTGATAGCCATAACTGCGACAGGCTTGGATTGTCCAGATCAGCACTCAAGTTTTCCAAGGGTATCAAGCACGAATTGAAACTCAAAAAGATTGCAGACTATGTGCAATTGACTATTGACACTGGTGGTTCGCAATACTGGTGGGATTCATGGTGTGCCTATGTCGCTGGCAATCGTGCTAACAAAGCACTTGACACGGCACAAAAAGTAAGCAAGTATCATGTCACTGCTGTGATGCAGATGGCATAAAATATTTGTAAGTGCCTTGTTAAGACTAAACCGAAAGGTGAGCATTTACAAATTGTCGAGTGAGTATAAACACGGTTAAGCCTGTAACGACATTAAATTTAAGACGCAGGTGGGTCTGGTTGTAGCCCTCATTAGATATGCAACAAGTGGAAACATTTCTGCGATAACGACTAGAAAGGGAACCTACCTGAGTATGTAGCAAAACTGCTCAACTTTTATCGTTACCAGTATAGAGGCTATTATGATTGACACACTACACACGAGACAGCTAGTGCCTTATTACTTGATGTCAAGCTATTTATACTACCAGTGTGACAAGCAGGTATTGAATGATGATGAATATGATACACTAGCCAAGCGATTACTGGATGAATGGGATAGCATTGAGCATATGCACAAGCACCTTATCACTAAGGATGACTTGACTGCTGGCACTGGCTATGCTATCAAGTATACCAACATGATTAAAAACGCCGCAATCAGGTGGCATAAGGAGTATACAATATGACTATGACATGGGATGAAATTCAACATTATGAATTGTCTGAAAAAGACCAGCGTTACATGGCTATGTATGGCTGTACACAGGATGATATGTTGTGCATGATGAATGACCCGATGAATTTTATTGGTGGACATTATATGTTGGCTATGTCTATACTGTCTGACGCACAAGAATGTATTGCTCGTGGTAAAGACGAGACTGCCAGACAATATATAAACAAGGCCAAGTATGTCTTGCGCCAATGGAAAGAGGAATAGATGATGGCTAGATTTGAAGTGTATGCAAATATATATGAGGAAATTGAAACACCTGTTGTGTTGAGGACATATGACACGTTACTTGATGCTATAGATAGTGTATTGCCTGAGTTAATAAAGGCATTTAACTACAGATACGAGGCATACTTATACTATAATGACTTTGATTACTTCGGTGATATGTCTGTTGAAGAACGTCATGTTGATACCATAGGCACAGCCGAAACATATCATGAAGCTATGGCACTACTACCCACATGGGTAGAGGATGCCAAAAACCATGAATATAATGTGAATGACGAGTTAGGTTTTAGGGTAGAGGTAGTTGATGACTCTATGAATGATAACATCGACTTTGCTAGATATATTTTGGATACAGAAACAGAAATAATTATTGATGACTGTGATGTGCATAATGATTATTTATGTAGGGTTATGCCAGATATAGAAATAAGGACTTGACAGATGATAAGACGCACGACTAGAATACATAACTGGGCGGCAGTACAAGCCGCTAGACAAAGGGCTACAGTAGTGCCAGCCCGTAAAGGTAAAGGCACTAACAACAAAAGAAAAGAGGACAGAAAAGATGCGTTCAAATATCAAGAAAATGCGGATAAAAAAGGTGAGTAAAAAAGCACCTGAGTGGCAACGTCAACGGCTAAAAGAACAGTCATGGCGCGGCATCCTAAACAAAACTTTTGATTTGTCTGAACCAGATCAAGAGGCAATCGCTATACACCAAGGTAGGAGATACCCATGAGCATGATTTTAATTGCACTGACTGTTGCACTATTCAGTCACGATAATGCAGAGTTTATTGAAGATGTAGAAGTAAAGCGACAGCAAAATTGTACCTTTACTTATGTAGGTAAACAGGATATAAGACCAGAAGTGCCACACATAGGCGTGGACAATAAACACATTTACTTTAGTATGGAGCCATGTAATGACTAAGAAACTATACAACGTCAAGATTGACTTTGAGGTTTGGTATGACCGCAACTTTGAGATTGAGGCAACCTGCAAAGATGAGGCAAGGAACATAGCACATGACATTGCCAGAGAGCAGACCATGCACCTTATTAATGCTGACATAGATGTGGAAAATGATGGTGGTTGGACGTATGTTGACCAAGATTATCACACTGTACATGTAGAGTTAGAAGAATGAACTGCTGGAACTGTAGACATGAACTAATATGGGGCAGTGACTTTGATGTTGAACATGAAAGTGACAGCTATTCAATGATGACTGCACTGCATTGCCCTAATTGTGGGTGTGATGTTGAGGTGTGGTATCCAAAGGATGAGGAGATTGATGATGACTAGGAAAGAGTTTTGGGAGTGGATGGAAACTTGTCCAGCAAAAGAAAACGCTGACCCATCAGGTTGGTTTCTTGCTGATGACATGGGTGATGAATGCCGTGTATTCTTTTACTTTGATGTAGACGAAGATGAAGGAGATTGATGATGCCTAGAACACTTGAATTACAAGATGATGAAATTGCAATCGTGTGGTCAGCCGAAGATGTGAAACAGGAATGTGAATGGTTGACTGATGACCAATCTTGTGACATACTCTGGGCATTAGAACATCGCCATGACGCTTGCATTGGTATTAATTGGGAAGTGATACACTACACTGCCTTACACATGTATCCAGAGAAGGAGAATGACAATGATAACACTTAACCTACCACCGAAACAAGTCAACGCCATGCTAGTTGCAATGGACGCAGAGATTGAGATGCAATTAGGTGGCAGACCTGTTGATTGGGAATCGTTCCCAGAGGTTGCCGCAATGCTGATGGCTTACTACACAACACGTTGTAAGTTTGAGGAGAACCAAGATGCTTAGAGCATACAAACTAATCATGGACAGTAAGCACAACCCACTGTCACGCATACCAGACAACAACACACGGCACATGGTAATGCAGGTGCTGGCATGGATGTGGTGTATTATCTTTGGTATGTCTGTGGGTTCTATTACTGTCTTTGGTGTCAGTGCCGTAGCACACGCCTTGCTAATAGCTGGTGTGTTTATTACTACAGGTGTATTTGAAACAGCCAAGCGTAGGCCACAGTATTTCGGTGGGCTAGGCAGAGGCAACGGAGGTGAACATGAGTGAGGAACTACCACTTGACCACGAGCCTAGCCTTAACCATTGGGCAAAGTGTATTGCCAACGATGACATAGCTACAGGCTATCACACAAACTGGAATCACGCCTATGAGGATGCGTGGCAGTCACTGGATGCTGAATACAACTACAGTTACGAATATCAATGGAGGTGAGCATGAATAAGCTATGGCACAAAGTAAAGCACTACTGCCACACACATGATGACATTGAAATGCTATTGTTATCATGTATGCTTGGCTCTCTAGGTTGGATGGCCTATCACGCAATAACTGGAATCATAGAAAGGATAATATAATGATTGAACATGACCGCAAAGAACTACTAAAAGTTATTAATATCATAAAGGAAATCAATACGACTACAGATGAAAAGTGTCCTATCACATACAACCAAGTGTGTGATTTAGAAAGTACAGAATGGATACTACGTAAGGTAGGTGCATTCCGTAAGGTTGATGGTCACTGGTCTGACTATGCGTATGCAGAAGAAGTAAAGGATGCTGACGATGCCTAACACTATGCGAGAACACAGAATCATGGCTAGTTCACCTGACCTGCTGGAAGGTAGGGTAGAGGACTACATGGATATGTATAACCCATTGGGTTACATGACTAGACTGGTGAAGCCGCCATACTTCAATGAAGAACTGAATGTGTGGATGGCTGTACTAGAAAGGCTGGACAGTTGTGATTAGTGCTTGACTGTGCAAACTAATACTGATATAACAAGACATCAATTAACGATAGGAGAATTAAAATGCTAGAATATATTCCAGAACATCTCGACTTTGAGGTAGAATTTGAGCCGACTAAGGTTGAAGATAAGAAGTATGTTATCAATGGCGATACAGGTGAGTATATAGGTGTCGTGGGTAACGGCTTCACTTGTGCTAATCATGGTGACTTCTTCCGCAAAGTTATGGACACGACAACTGAAACACTGTCTGACTATGACATGGAAGATGCACACATTAGCTGGCGTAGCGCACACAAGGATGGCTGGGCTATGATGGACATGACCCTGCCCAACGTGACAGCTAAGATTGCTACTGACAAGCATGAGACTACACTAATGAAGCGTATCATTGCCCTGCATGGTGTGAATGGTACTTGTTCTAACACCACCATCTTTGGTGCTATCGACTTCTTCTGTCTCAATGGGCAGATACGTGGCAAGCATGACAAGGTGATGCGTAAGAACACCAGTGGCTTCAACATAGACAAGTTCATCACTGAACTGCATAAGTCTCAGCAGGACTTCACTGCACAGGCAGAACAGATGCAACGCTGGGCAAACACTAGCCTAGTCAATGTGGATGTTAAGGACATGCTTGAAACATTACTCAAGTCTGACCGTAAGGCAGAGAAGATGAACATCTTATATAACCAAGAGGTAGCCACACGTGGACGCAACCTGTGGTCACTGTATTCTGCCTTCACCAACTACGCTACCTATGCAGATGAACGCAATGGTTTCACCCAGCGTAACACTGGCGGTGATACACAAGCTAAGTCATTGTTTATGCGTGAGGTTGAGGTAGCTGGCTGGGTTGATAGCCCTGTGTTCAAGTCCCTTGCGGTGGCGGCATAATGCAAAAAAGGCATAAAAGATTTTTCTCAGATGATGAGGCGGCAGATTTAGGTTTGCCCCTCAGAAGAGGTGACATTCGTTCAGATGGTTTTATATTCAAAAGGTACTATGAGTCTGGTATTTCCCATAAAATACGTGAGATATGGCAGTCAGAAGAAGCAAAAGAAAAAGACAAAGCTAGACGCAGAAAAGCTGCTGTAGAACACAGAAAAAGAAAACCAAGACCTGCAAAGTATCTAACTAAAATAGAAAGAGATGCACTAGGATTGCCATTAAGAATAGGCGACACTAGAGAAGATGGATATAGGTTTAAACAATATTATAAAAGGGGCAACAGCATATGTGAACTTTGGTGTAATCAAGAAAACTACGATAAAATTAGGGATAGAAAAAAGAAATGGCAAAAGAAAAAACGCATTGCAAATGCAAAATTTGCCGCTAGAGTAAAACGTAGGTATGGCTGTTCTATATGTGGATATAAGGAACATACAGATGCACTTCACTTCGATCATATAAACCCAAAAGAAAAGAAAAGAGAAATAAGTAAAATGCACACTTGTTCTCGCACAGAATTAAAAAAAGAAATTAAAAAATGCAGAATATTATGTGCTAATTGTCATGCTGTACATACCGCTAAACAAAGAGAGGATAACATTTTATGAAGCTAAATCAAGTAGCGGATGAATATTATTTGTCCCATGATTACAAGAACTTACGTCAAGAAACTAAGACGCACTATGAATACTGCCTTAACAGTGCGCTGGCTACACCTGTCGAGGGTGTAGTCATTGGCGAGGTGGATTGCACTAAGCTGTCCACCAAGCAAGCTAAGTTAGCCTATGACATCTGGTGTGATCGTGGTATCTCTACTGCTAATCATATCATGGCTACGGCTAGAATATTATATAACTATGCCCTACGCATGGAACATTGCTTTATAAATCCCTTCACAGTGGTGCGTAAGAGAGCCACCAAGCCACGTAAGGTGGTGTGGAGCAGGGGTGATGTCACAAAACTGCTAGACGCGGCCTACAGCGATTTTAGCACCCGTAACATCGGTTTGATTGCACACATGGCATATGAATGGTGTCAGCGTGTAGGTGATATGCGTGTACTGACATGGGATGCCATCGACTTTGAGCAGAAGCGTGTAATAATATTACAATCTAAGCGTGATGCACAGGTAGAATTACCCGTTGACGATGACTTATATGATATGTTAGTACAACAGGAGCAAGACTTTGGCTTTCAACCTTACGTTGCACCTAGACCTGTATCATATAGGGGTGTGTATGAGCCGTATACGATGTATAAACTGCCACTACATGCACGTAAGCTGATGGATGATGTGGGATTACCTAAAGAACTGCGTCTGTCTGATCTAAGGCGTACAGGTGTGACTGAAATGGTTGATGCAGAGGTAGGTATAGGACAAATTATGTCGGTTACAGGACATGCTGACCCACAATCAGTAAAGCCTTACCTAAAAAATACGTATGTCAGTGCAAATAATGCCTTGACAGCACGAAAGAATACATGATATAAGCATTCAACTGCCGCAACGAACTAATATATAATATAACTATTATAATATATAACTGTATATAGAAAGGACACATATATGATTAATCCAAGTGACTATGATGTTGCCAATGGCGAGACTAAACGCATGAACTGTCCTGTTTGTAAAGGTGACAGAACATTTAGTATCACTAATGATATGGGTAATCTTGTATGGAACTGCTATAAAGTGAGTTGCACTGTCAGTGGTGGTACTCGTGTGCCTATGACCATCAGTGATGTACAAAAACGTCTTAATCCTGCGTCACATACAACAGAGGATAAGTTTGAGTTACCTGCATACGTAGTGCCACATCGTAACAAACGTGCTGTAGTCAAGTGGTGTGCTGAATGGGGCATACACGAGGATGAGCATGGCCTGATGTATGATGTCAAAGAGGATCGTGTTGTATTCCCTGTTGTGCATGATGGCAAACTGGTGGATGCTACAGGCAGAACATTAAGTAAAAGAATACCTAAATGGAAAAGGTATGGAAAAAGTAGCTTGCCATATACATCTGGTTGTGGTAAAGTCGCTGTAGTTGTTGAGGACTGTGTAAGTGCGGCCATTGTTGGTTATGGTTCCTTTGTCGGGGTTGCGCTGTTAGGCACGTCTTTGTCTGATACGCATAAAAGGTATCTTGCACAGTTCTCGACAGCAGTAATTGCACTAGACCCCGATGCTCTAGTCAAATCAATACAGATGGTAAAAGAATTACGAGGCTATGTAGAGAATGTACGTTTACTAAAACTAGAAGATGATATAAAATACAGAAACCCGACAGATATGGATAAGCTAGATGCTATCCGCAAACAGATAGGAGAATAACCACATGGAATTATCATTAATCAGAAGTCTAATGAACAAGGACTTTTACGAGGAGCATCGTGGATCACGTTGTCCTGACCGCTTGTTCAGTAAAGACATACGTAAGATCAAGCAGTCTATCGACAGTGCTATGGAACGATATGAACGTACTGTAACACCCGATGAGATAGAGGCTTTGTTTATGGCAAACAATCCAACGCTGACTACGGCACAGAAGCAAGCCTATTCATCTTTGTTCAACAACATTAAGCGTGAACAGCCGATGGGTGGTGACGTAGCACAAGAGGTGCTATCCAAGCTGTTCCAGAAAGTCATTGGCG